TTCTGTGGTTGTAGTCTTTTTATTGCCGGCATCCACCGCATTGCCATTATGCTAAGTTTCGAGAAAAACCCTGCTCCCAGGGTGACTTAATTAAATGAAAAAATAGATCAACTTTTCCCTTCCGAGACCCACCTGTTTCGAACCAGGCGGCCTCAGAAGAGACAGAGGGTTTATGTTACTGCTGCTCTCTGGCAGTAAAAAAACACATATATTGTAAATACAGCTTCTCGTAAATCTTTTAAAATTTTTTTTGCAGTTTCCATTATATCCCTTGTCTCTTTAAACACCCTTCTCTCCTCCTCTCTTTATTATCTCTTTATCTAAGCCTCATGCATAACTGCTGTTTTTCAGTAGTCATAAGAAAACTCTGAGCTTCCATAAGTATCTCCTGGATTTTTGATGCGACACGTCCCTTGCATTTTTGCAGGTCTTTTTGCACTCTTTTTAACTTTTTCAGTGCTTTAATTCTTATTTTTTCCATTCAATCACCTCCTCTGTTACGATTTTATTCATTAAATTCTCTTCTTTATCACAGGTTATCGTAATAAGTTGACCACATATGCAACGAAATTTTACTTCTGAAGACAGTGACGGGTAAATATAATGTATTCTGTTTTCTTTGTCTAATACTGGAATTACGGGATTACTCATGCCACTTTCTCCTCTGTGTAGAATAGCTCTTGAATGGTTGTTCCGAGCGCAAGAGCTATTTTTTTTAAGGTTCTAACGGAAGGTTCACGCCTTCCTGTTTCTATTTCTGTTATAGTCCTCTGGGACGCCTGTAATCTTTTTGCTAAGTCAACTTGAGTTAATCCAGCATGTTCTCGTGCTTTCTTTACATTTTCTCCGAGTGCCATTTAAGCACCTCCTAAATCCTTCTATAATGAAATTATAATTCATATTTGAAATAATGTCAATATATAAACTTTCAAAAATGAAATATTTATTCTTTCTTCGCTTTATATTTCATAAATGAATTTTTATATGATAAAATGTTACATGAGGTGAGATTATGACGATTGGTGAATTTATTAAACAGAAAAGAATAGCAAAGGGATTGACAATAGAACAATTATCTAAATTATGTAATTCAAACGATTCTGCTTTTTCCAGAATAGAAAATAATAAAAGGGATGTAGAGTTTTCTTTATTGACGACTCTTTGTAAGGTTCTTGATTTTACACCAAACGAACTCGCCTCTGTCACCGGCTTTTCTCCTTCAGAAAACTCTCCCCCTGATACCGGTATAAAAGAAATCATCCAGGAGACCGCCAGGGCAACCTCCGAAGAAACCATAAACAGAATAAGGGAGAATTACCGGACTCCGCTTTTCCTCCAGCAGTTCAACGAACTCAGCGCTCTCGTGAAGAAGGGCAGGCAAATGGAGGAACTGGAGAAGGAAGATCTGCCTCCTGGAGCAATAAGAATGAAGGTATCTACCGCCAAACTCCCTCTTGTCACTGGAGTAAAATGCGGTAATTTTACCTGTCCGACAGAAGAGACTTATGAAATGATTTCTGTGCCGGAAGAATGGATTGGGAAGGGTGATTTTGTTATAGAAGTTTCCGGTGATAGCATGAAAGAATGCGGTATTTGTGATAAAATGCATGTTTTAATAAAAAAACAAAATATCTGTTCTCCTGGGGATATAGTTCTCATTTGTGATTATAACGAAACGGATATATCTAAAGGTGTCCTAAAAAAAGCAAGAAATATAAACGATATGGGTATGGTTTTTATAAATGGCTCCGGCGACATTATACCCTTAAATGAAAATATTCGTATTGAGGGTAAAGCTGTTTCTGTAAAAGGTGATTTATGACACAGATAAATTTTAACGATGATATGGTAACTATAGGTTCTTTTTATGGAGTTTATTCTATATCACAGAATAAAAAATATCTTTTAGGATGGGGAACAATAGGAGATAAAAATGGATACGTGTTGTTAGAAAATAATAAATTTTTATTGAAGAAATTTAACGAAAAAATAAATGTAGGTAGTGATTTTATTGTTTCTGATAACGGTAATTTTGTTTTTTACATAGTAAATGATTTGGATAAACTAAAAGGCACGTTTTATGCCATGGATAAATCAGGAGAAGTATTAATAAATAAAAAGTATAATGCCCTTATAAACAATATAGGTCTTTCTCACGAAGGCAATTTTGCTGTTTGTAGCACCCATAATAGTAATAGCAGAAAAGATAGTTGTACTTTTTCTTTTTTTAACCTTTTATTGAAATAAAACAGGCGTTATCGCTTAAACCTCAAAAAAAGTGGTATGAATTTTGGAAATAAAATAATAAAGGGTCACATGTTCCTGACGGATAAATCTGACGAAATAATAGAATTCAATGAGAATATGAGTATCATCGGTAAAGCGATTTACTGGATGCCAGACCCCAGGAAGTTTGGGTAAGAGAGAAGGTGATAAATATGGAAAGAATTGATAGAATAGAAAAAGCCATAGAAGAAATGACAAAAGGATACGAAAGGCACGACAGGATACTTGCAAATCTCGAAGTAAATCAGATTGTTATGGGTAAAGCTATGGACAGCATTAAAGAAGATGTTCATGGTATAAAAATTGAAGTTTCAAAACTGGTTAATGTTATGAGTAACTTTATGGATATGGTTGGGTATAAATTTAAAGACCATGAAGAGAGAATTGAGAAATTGGAAGAAAAATAACCAATAAAAAGTAAAAGCCTACCGGGATTGTATCAGATAGGCTTTATCTTTCTCTATTTACCGCCCTCTTGCTTCTCTTCCTCCTTTCTTGCGTTATATCCGAGATTAAATCCGGCATTAAAGAAAGTTTCTCCGAACCGCCTCACAGCCTCTTCTCCCTCTGTTCCGAAAATTTGAGTAAATAGTTCCCCAGCAGAAAACAAACCTTTGAGCATCTTTCAAAAGTCCTTTCTTTCTTTATTTTGTTTTTATGATATAATATAAATGTGATAATAAAGGGACGCCCCTTTAAGGTGTCTCTTTTCTGTTTTATCCTCCTTTCTTTTTTCTTTTTCTGTGATATAATTAAATCAAAGATTTACTGTTTAATTAAACGATGGACGCCTCGACTTGTCCGGTTCTAAGCAAGACTTGTCAGAGTGCGATCCCTCTCTCTTATTATATCTTATTTTCTTCCTTAAGAGATATATTTAAAAAAATCTCTCATGAAAATTATATCACGTGCCCGCAACTTTTCACTTTTATAGTTCTTTTGGCGTATTAGCAAGCAAAAGAACTACTTTTTCTTTACCGTGAATTTCTTTTTCTTTTTAATGAAACTATTGCTATTACTATCTTTCTTTTACCTCAGTGCTTACCTAGAATGAATTTAATTTACACATACTAAGCATTTCACGTTTTGACTTAAAATAAAAAAAGTTTTATAATTTTTTACAATAATATTTTATATAAACTATAATATATAAAAATAGAATAAAGGAGAAGTGTTTATGAAAAAAGCTTTATTAATTATCGTATTATTAATCGTAATTTCCCTTCCAGCTCACGCCGTAACTTATTATTGGGTACGTGCGGATGGGATTTATTCTTCTATGGATAGAAATGGAAATTTACAGCCGACCGTAATGATTGGTGACAGCATGAAATCAGTAGGGTCAAAATTCGGGAGAACTCCAGACGGAGGACTTTCTGATGGCGTTGCAAGATTTATGGACAATGGACAGCCAGGGACATTCTGGGGGCTGACTCTTTATGGATATAATATTCTACTCAATACAGGCTTTCAAAATCTTTCAAAACAAGAAACTATAAAGAGCATAGAGGTTTTTAATCCTGAGATAAGAACTTTAAAAGGTGTTGGCGTCGGATGCACCTGTAAGCAGATTTGGGACGCCCATGGGACAAGCTGTATAACTCAAAGCTTAAACCGTCATGACGTGGGGTTTTACTATACAGTAAATGGGCATTATATTTATTTCGTCGTGACCTCCACTGACCATCTGGATGATAATTTCCAGGTGAGTTCTATTATTATTTTTTAAGGAAATCACTTTCAGAAATGGCCTCCTATCGTAAGAGATAACCTTATTGATACATTTCCTTCATTTTGATAATAGAGGCCGTTAGAAGTGAAATTAGACGCTATTTTCATGTGGTAAAAGTACAATAAAAAAAGAGCCCGGAAGATTTTACTCCTCCGGGCTTTTAAATTTATTCTACTCTTGACTTAAAGAGAGCTACTTCTAAACTCTCTCTCATTTCATTCGCCTGCCTGTAATCCTCTTCGTCTTTCTGCCAGTATTCTTCCCATTCTGAGCTTTCTTTATACCTTACAAGTCCGTCCGGCAGTTCTTCTTCTGTTTCTTCAGAAGTTATTTTGCTTTCAGTCCTGAACGCTTCGAATATCACTGAAGTGTATTCTTCTTCTGTTTTGAATTTTGCTGTTCCCCAGGGGCATCCGTTTTTAAATACTTTTTTGTTAATCATTTTACGTACCGCCTTTCGTGTGTTATAATATTTTTGGAATCGACCACGGTTATAAATATTTGACCGAATAAGGGCCAGAGGTCTGGCCCTTTAATTTTTTAACCCTCGTCACCGAAATACTTTTTCTGATTTCCCGGGAGCATATTATATTTATCTATAATTTCCTGATTTGCTTTCTGTTTTTCGATTTCCCACTGCTTTAATATTTCTTCTTTTTCGTTTAATTCACTATCCATTAGTTGATTTTTCGTTAATAATACTTCTCCTGTTTCTATCTGTATTCCCACTACATTCTTATTTACTCCGTGTCTTACAAATTTATAATTACACATTTTAATCACTCATCCTTTCAAATTTTAATTTTATTCTATCATACCCTGCCCGACAAATTCCGCCGGGCAGGAATTATTTTTTTATTTACCTTTATACAGGTGAAGTCCAATTCCCAGGAGACTCGCCGCCTTTTTCAGAGCGTCCGAAGCGGCTCCCTTCAGGTCATCTCCGATTTCTCCAGATCTCATTTTGCCGCCAAACCCCTCTTTAATAATCGTGTCGTTATCGATATTAATTGTCAGTTTCCCTTTGCAGTAAACTTGTTTCTCTTCGATATGGTAATCCATAACTTCCCAGCTCCAGTAGTGCTCAAAAGCCTCATTGAGCCTGTCAACGTAGTGAACCGTTTCAACATAAGCCAGTTTCCTGTTATTGCTGCCCGGCTTATATTTAATCAGTTCTTTTGAGAATGGCCTGTCTAATACTGTTTTAATCTTCTCTATCATTTTATTTACTCCTTCCCGGCAGGAGCTCCACTGGAACCCCTGCCTTTATAATTTAAAACGGAACCGTAAGAAGAAGTTCTTCTAAACTCAGTTCTTTCTGTTCTTCTTCCTGCTCCTCACTGTAATCTGGTATATACATTTCGCTTCCCGGCATCATCTTTATCACTCCTTTTTATTTTTTAAGGGCCAGGTTTCCCCGGCCCTGTTGCTTTTACCATCTGGCTATTGCTTTTAAAACTCTGGCTTTCTTTGCCGCTTCCAGTTCTTTAACCGCTGCTATGTGTTTACAGCCCTGGTTGTTATCTGCCCTTCTATATTTAAAATCTGGACAGGTGCAGGTGTTAGCTTCTACTTTATACATCTTGAAGGTTCTCATATTGGTTACATTGTAACCTTCTGCGGTTTTCACGATAATGAAATTTGCTTTATCCTGGTTATAAGTTTCCTGAATTCTTGCCGTGATTGTCATTGCAATTCCTCACTTTCTTTGATATAATATTTTTGATTATTAGTCTTAATGACTTTGAATGGCCTTACTTGCAATAAGGTCATTCTGCATTTTAACCGTCTTTACTGTGTTCATCCGCCCTTTTTCCGGTCTTACCGTGAGCGCTCCTGAGTCGGACTTCCTGTCCTTACCCTCCGAGTCCACCTGCCCCGTGTATCCCGTTTCACCCTCCCGTTTTGCTGTTCCTTACATTTATTATTATATATTACTTTGAAGATTTTGTCAACTTTTTAATCAAATAACACGTACAAAAAAAGTCTTATACCATAAGGATTTTAAACACCTAGAAAAATACTTTGAAAATTTTGTTGATTTTTTGTTTAAATATCTGTATAATAAATTATGGAGGTGATTTTTCGTGGAAAGAACAAAAAAGATGTGGTTTCTCTGTACCCCAGAGGAACACAATAAAATAAAGATGATAGCAAAAGAGAAAGGAATTTCTGTTTCCGACCTGGCTATTTCTTCTATTCTCGGAATAGAAATAGTACCAGTAATGGAAATTACTAAAACACCTTTTGAGCAGAAAATAAATAAAAAAGGTGAAACGAAAACGTATTACAAAGAATATAAAAGAAAGAAAAAGGGCATGTTAAAGCCGGTGGAAGCAGAATGAAACGCGTAGCAATTTATATCCGTGTAAGCACGACGGAACAAGCAGAAGAAGGCTTCTCTATTCCAGAGCAGAAAGAGCGGTTAATAAACTACTGCCGTGTTCATGGCTGGATAATTCATGATATTTATATCGACCCTGGATACTCTGGAGAAAATCTTGACCGGCCAGCTATTCAAAAGCTTATATCTGAAGTGGAAAATTTTGATATAGTTCTGGTTTACAAACTCGACAGACTCAGCAGAAATACACTGAATTCCTTACGGCTTATAGAAGAAATTTTTAAGAAAAACAATATTACTTTTATTTCTATTACGGAAAATATCGACTCTTCGACTCCAAATGGAATTATGATGTTATCTTTTTTAGCTTCGATCGCTCAAAGAGAGAAAGAAATAATAAAAGAGAGAACCGCCATGGGCCGAGAAGGAAGAGCGAAAAAAGGACTATTCCATGGCTCCGGTGTGCCTATTGGGTACGATTACGTTAACGGTCAATTGGTAATTAATGAATATGAAGCTTTGCAAGTGAGGGAGGCTTACTCTCTTTTTCTGGAGGGCCATGGAGTCAGAAAGATTGCGGAAATCTTAAGGAAGAAAGGATATAAGTATAAATACGGTAACTGGTCTTTCAATTCGACGGTTAATAATGTTTTAACAAACCCACTTTATGCCGGGAAAATACGGTGGAATGGGAGTGTATTTGACGGACAGCACGAAAAGATAATAGAGCCTGAGATGTTTGAACAAGTTCAGGTAATCAGAAATAATAGAGTAAACTATAATAAAAAATGCTTTCAATCGAATTCTTTGTTGACTGGTCTTCTTTTTTGCGGTATTTGCGGAGCTAAAATAGCGATAAATATTCGAACTGTAATTAGTAGTAAATTCGGAGAGAGAAAGGCATATAGATACTATACTTGCTACTCTAGAACAAAAATGGAATGCATGATAAAAGACCCGAATTGTAAAAACAAGCCATGGAGAGAAGAAAAGCTAAATTCTATAATCGAAAAAAAGATATTACATCTGTCTATTGAAGAATTTAAGGTAAAACCTCCTGAAAAAAAAGAGCCGGTCAGGGGAAAAAAGATAATAGAAAAAAGAATAGAGGATTTAAATAAAAAGATAAATAAACTGCTTGACTTATATCAGGTGGATTCTACAGCGGAAATCAAAGAAATAGGAGAGAGGATAAGAAATCTCCATGAAGAAAAAAAAGCTCTTGAAGAGAATTTGAAAAACTATAAAGAAGAGAAAGAACCTGCTATAATAAACAAAGAATTTAAAAATTTTCTAACAGCAATTCCAGAAAAATGGAAAAAATCAGACCTGCAGGAAAAGAGAAGAATTTTAGAAGTATTGATTGAAAAAATCGTAATAAAAAGTGAAGAAGTGAAGATAGTTTGGAGAGGGGATTTTTATATTCCAATCCCCTCTCCGTATAAATTTGAATAATTTTTTGTGCAATATGAACAGTCCACCTGGATGGTATGTTCATATTACACAAAAATTAATCTTTTCATGACCTCATTCGCATACTTCAACCCTTCAATCGGCATGCTCCCCTTTTTAAAGTTCCCTATACCCTGGTTATACCCGGCCGCCATGGCCCACTCTAAGTTCATATTCTTTCTGCACCAGTCGAGGTAATAACAGCCCGCTCTGATGTTTGTTTCAGGGTTAAATGGATCTGGATTCTCAATACAGAGTTTTTTCGTCACTTCTTCCCATGTCATCGGGAGAAGTTGCATTAATCCCTTTGCATTTGATTTGCTTATAGCCTTTGGATTATAACTGCTCTCCTGCTGAATAATCGAATGAACGAATTCTGGCCTGAGATTATACTGGGTAGAATACTTACTGACCAGGTGAGTGAACTTTGTATCTGGCTTAGAAACTGGGTCTTCTTCTCCATGCTCACTATACCAGAGAGATTTATCGCGCATTACCTGAGATAAATTTTTTCCATTTTTCCAGTTCGGAATCCATAAATCCCATCGAGTTTCAGGATCGTCTGAACCGGGACCGTAACCGTCAAGAGTTGCCCATTCAGCATGACTTTTAATTTCCTCTGGAGGAAGATTGTATTTCTTTATAAGCTGTCCAGCCAGAGCGCAAGCCATCTCTATTTGAGCTTCAACCGGTGGATAATTTCCGAGATTTTCAGAAGTTGCATTATAACAACAAGCAAGAGCAATTCCAATTCTGCCAGTGTTTTTATGCCAGGTGTGAGCTTTCAATTCATCGTCAGACTCACAGGTTTTAACAATTTTTGCCTGTTTTGTCTTTGGATTGTAAGTAATATTATAGTGATAATCATTAAAGACCTGGTCATATCTGCCGGCTGACCAATGAAAAACTATACCTATTACTGACATTTAAAACATCTCCTTGAAGGAATTAATTAACCCGACAATACCGGAAACTTTTTCTGTAACTCCCTGAACAGATACCAATAATGGCTTTACTTCTGCCAGAGCAATATTAAGTTTCTCTTCGCTTTTCTGCTCTTTGCTTTCAAATTCTTTATTTTCCCCGTGCTCTTCAGCCTTTTCCATACCACCAAGAAGGGAGATGACAAAATCAATTGCAGATGAACCTTTTTCGATTATAGCTTTTTCGTATTTTTCAATAATGAAAGCTGCAGTCTTTAACCATACAGGAGCAAAAGGAAGGCTTGCAATAGATTTTAATACTGCTATAGCGGTGTCATCCCATTTGTCCACCACTGCGATAACTGTTTTTGCCTGATTTAATACTGTTTTTACGTCCATAAATACACACTCCTTTTTTTATTTTAATGTCTATAGAATCCAAATGCTGTCAAAATCCCCGTGATAAGAACCAATAAGCTCCCGATAATCCACTTGTAAGTTGAATTTTCGTTTACTTCCATAACTCTTTTAAGCTCTTCAGTCTTTTCCTTAACGATACAGGGTTTTGACTGGAGAGCTATTTTTATTTCGTTTAAGATAGCTTTTTGTTCAATCAGAATTTCTCCATGTTCCTGTATCATTTCATTTGTCTTTTCTGATATTTCTATCTGTTTTTTTATCAATTCACGATAGAAATTTTTGTCTCCGTTTTCGTTATCTCCCATTGGCATCACTCCTTATTCTTCAAAATATCCTGTTATAATCAAAAAGAAAATTTTATACACCTAACTTCTCCGTTCCAATCAGTTTTTTGATATTATTCTTCCAGGCATCTTCCCAGGTAGATACTTTCTGTAAGTTTGAAATCTTATGATACATTTTTTTAGACTCAGGAATTTTCTGTTTATCCCAGTTCAAATATTCCGGGATATTTAAAACTACTACAGGGAATCCTACGATATTATCTTCTTTTTCTCTCGTTTCCTGAGAGTCGATTTCTATCTTCATGAGGTCATATTCAAATTCTTTCAAATCGGCATTTGCAGTTTTCAAAGCTTCATGCTGTGTTAATGCAAAGTAATCTTTATATACCTGAGAATTGGTTGTAGTTTCACGAATAGCGTCGAATTGTTCTTTAATAATATCATACTGTTCTTCTGTTATCGTGTCTTCTTCTTTATCTATATCAGCTTGGTTAATATCTGTTATTGCTTGAAGATAATCGGCCCACATCTGACTATCAAATAAAGCAGTATATTCAGGAGAATTTTTTAATTCTTCATTTAAAGAATCTATTACCCCTTGAAGCTGCTCTCTTTGCAGTCTATTTTGTTCTGCAATTTGCTCAGCCATTTCCCTGGACTGTTTACAGAATTGATTATAGATGATTTTTCTCTGTATTCTTTTGGGCCTATCGGCATTGATTACTCTGCCTTCTATTTCTTCAAAATTAAGTTCCCAATCATCAGGAGGAGAAGAATTATTATCTCCTTTAGTTCTAACTTTTCCTTCTTTAGTGACTTCTACAATTCTATGTATTACGTGTTTATTTCCGGTTAATGGCAATGATTTTGTTATTATGATATCGCCAAGTTTAATTTCACTTACATCATGATAAATTCCGATGTCCACAATGTCTTTATCAATAAAAAGAGGCATCATGGAACTTCCCTGATACATAAAAGTTTTAATCGGAACCGGTTGAATTACTTCTTCTTTAATAGGCTCTTTATCAGGCAATTCTTTTATTTTTTCTTTTTTTATTTTGTCCATCTATATCACCTCTTCAATTTTTTCTATGAAATTTCCATTCAAACTATGCTGTAAAATGAAAGTCGGGTAACGTTTTATTAAATTCATGCTATTGTGGAAAATTTGAGTTCTTAATTGCCTTATCTCTTCTTTTGACAGAGTATTAAAATTCTGTTGTATCAGTTCGGTAGAAAAAGCCATAACATTACTTAAAGCCTGGTCTTTCTCTATATTTACCACTGAGTCTATATTTGTCTTTTCCAAAAAAAATATAACTTTTACAGGTATTCCCCTTTGCACATTCCAACTATCTTGAATTCTCTGGTTTTTCTTATGCAGGAAATATGACCAAGTAGGGAAAGGATAAGCCCTACCGTTCAGGAATATTGTTATGTCATCAGACAGTGCTTTCCAGGGCTTTACTGCTTTTCTGGCACATTTGCTTTTACCTGATGAATTTTGGCCGGCAAGGATTATGCCTAATCTATTTTTCTCCAGTAAAGTGCTGTGAATAATCAATCCCCCGGCCTGTATAATCTCTCTGAATATAGGAAAGAAAAAGGATTGTTTCATTAATTGAAAGTCTGCATCCTCATCCTTCTTCTCACCTATATTGTAGAGAATATCTTTCACTATATTATGAGTAGCATAATTACCATGAGTCTGCCATCCCCACCGGAAAGGATGTCTATTTATGATATCCTGAAAATCACCACGGAACAAAACAATTCTGGAAGACGCGTGGCTATTTTTAAGCTTCATAACAGATGCGAGTTTTTCGATAAAGCCTCTGTCTCCGATGAATTTCCATGAAAGAGAGCCTATTTGTAAAGTACTCATTTAAGTAGCTCCAAAATGATTGATAGGTATATTAACCCATCTGTTAGGTATCCCCTGAAAAAATATATTCTGTCTGTTTATTCCGTAGGAATTTGTTACACTGGAACTCAATGCGTTGATAATAGTCCAGTTTTCTCCGGCATCCTCCGACACTGCCACATGCTTTTGAGTGTCAGTAGATGCCACTTTTGTTGGAGACATGGACACAAGAATTTTATTACCTACCACACTCTTAAATTCTTGGATTTCTTGTTTCGTGTAGAAAGTTTTCTTGAGTGTCCAGGTATCACCCGAATTTGAAGATTTCCACACCTTTCCTGCTTGGTCTCCACATAGTACAACACCACTGCCTAAATTAGCAAAATACCTGACTTTTTTATCTGTGGTGAGAGTTTGCTTTAGTAACCACGTCTCACCGCTGTCAGTAGATTTATATATGGCTCCTTTTTTTGTTCCGGCCAGTACTATACCACTACCGAGATTTATCATTGACCTGCAATTATTTCCAGAGCTTGCTCCAAGGCTTCCCTTACTTGTCCATGTAGCTCCTGAATCAGTTGATTTGTAAACTCGTGCTGCTGCTCTTGTACCGGCAAGTATTACCCCGTTTCCGAGGTAACAGAAACAACAAACTCTTTCCTCGGTGCCAAGTGTTGTCTTTAGTGCCCAGGAAGTCCCATAATTCAGAGTCTCATATATCTTAGCTCCTGACGCAGTCTTTGCTCCGACTGCAGCCAAAATATGACCGTTACCCAGATCGCAAAAATCTCTGATAGTCACACCAGATGCAACTACTCCCTGATCTGCCCAGTTTACTCCCCAGTCAGAAGTGTAAAAAACTTTTCCAGTGCTACGAGTACCTATCATGGCTTTACCGCCGCCAAGGTCAATTATTGTGTAGATATACTCTCCAGTTGCAAGAGTTTTCTGATATTCTGTAATAAGATAAGTAATATCTTCAACTGTAATTGTTCCAGCGGTTCCGCCTGTTCCACCATTTGCCGTAATACTGCCGGCATTCGTGAAAGTTCCGGTGTAATAAATATGGACAGTTCCGCCATTCTTACCAGTTGCACCGTTCGCAGAGATTACACCTGCAGCTCCTATAGAGACGTTACCCTTAACGTAGATATTCAGAATTCCGCCATCTGTAGCACTTCCACCGGCTGCAATCGTGAATTCTTTATGATTCCAGTTGAAATCAATTTTTGCGTTAGGTCTTGAGCCTATCAGAACCGGAATATCACCTGAGTCGTAAAAGCCGAACACTTTACAGATAAGGGCTTCTGCCCTGCTAATTCCAAGTGAATTCAGTGAGATAGTTCCATTGACGGTGAGATTGCCATTGACGATTATATCCCACTGTTGACATTTATTCGTGAGGCTCCAGGTAATGTCTGAATTTATTGTCAGATTTTTACATCTGGTGATTATGCCGGGGCCGTCTTCCGTGCTTTCTATGCTTGTATTCTCAGATATAGTTACATCCTGCAAATCCAGATTATTCGGGATGGAAGGACTATTATTGATATATTTGAAAGATAAACTTTTTGATTGCATTTTTTCACCCTATTCTTAAATTACAGTGTAGAGCAAACTATCTCCCTGGGTTCCCCGGACATAAAGAGCGTACATATCGAAATAAGATAAAATTCTCAGTTCTCCTGGGCTCATATAATCTGAATTGGTTCCATCGATATCTGAAGAACCGTAATAAATATCTCCAGAGTTATTCTTACCTGCACGAAGAGATACTGTTTTTCTTGGTCGAGGCGTTAAAGATAATCTTTGATTTACATTGGTTTCGGCAATTTCAACTTTTCCGTTCGAAGACATAGTTATTATCCTTTCTTTTGTAAAATTAAAGAGCGGTAAATCAATACCGCTCTTTTTTTATTATGTATTGTGAAATTCATATTTTAATCAGTTAAGTCAGTCGCATAAATTTCTCCATTTGTAATCTCTATTCTGTAATATTTTCCATTGGTGGTATCTTTTAGGATAAGACCTTTATAGGCCTTTCCCGAATCATCATCATTTTTACCAAGATAATAAGTATCGTCTGTAATTGGCTGAATGCTGCCGCTGTTAATTACCCCTTCCGCATATATTTCGCCTGCAGTTTTTAATGCGTAAGATGCATCTTTTGCTATCCCAAGACCTATAGAGTTCGCATCAAGATTTGTATGCTTATCATAAACTTGAGAGTCTGCAATATAACTATTGGCATCATATACTGCTACATTGCCACCACCTGACGGAAAGGTTACAGATGTGGAATCTGTACCGTAAAATTCTATGCTATTATGAATTGTTGACGATTTCCCAGAAGTTACTCCGGCAAGATTGCAAGAAGAAGAAGGCAAAGTTATTGCGGTTCCATCCGTCCCGTATATATCAACAGAATTATGTATAGTCGCAGTTTTCCCAGAAGCTTGATTTGCTTTCCCGGTGAATTGTGTCTGTATTGCAGATGTCACATTGTGCAAATATCCGAGTTCAGCAGTAGTTACAGAAGAAGAAGTAAATTTTTTATTAGTGTCTAAATAAGGTACTGTATTTGCATCCAGAGAAGTTAAATAAAGTTCTTTGGATGTTATGTTCCCGGAAGTTGAAATTACCACAGTATTTGCATCGGTCACATACAGCCCGTCTGCAAAAATTTTAAGCCCGTGCCAGGTTTCATTTGGAACTGCAGAAAGAGCCATTCCGGCAAGAATAAGAGAAAGAATAATTACAGTAAAGAATATCTGTTTTTTCAATTTTAATCACTCCTTAAGAATTGTATTTTACTGAATAGTTTACTGTTATATTACTGCCTGTATTATTCAGAATTTTTATAGATGTTCCTGAATCGTAAACACAGAGCTTTAAAGCTGTATTGGTTGCCACTATGCCTGATGTTTCACCTTCAAGCGTTACAATTCCAGCTTTTGTAAAGTAAAATTCTGCTTTTTCTGAATTATCAGAAATCCAGATTTTCCCTCTTCCTTCAACAGCAGAAGGGAAAGAAATGCTTTCTCCATCTGCCAGAACTTTACTATCTTCTTTTGTTACCAGGCTTCCTATTTCTATTTTTTCTCGTTTGTACCACATTATTTATATCAGTCCTTTCGTGATTTGTTTTAAGAATTTAAGGTAAAAACTGCCTCCTTTCTTTATAAATTTAATATTTTTATGTTTGGAAAATATTTGGCAAATCTGGCGGTTTCACGTTCTGTCGGGTTATTTTTCCTTGGAATTGCTATTAAGTTTTTGTTTAAAGTAATTAATTCCGCCATGGTGTTATAAGAACCGAAAGTTACCACTGTATTAGCCAGAGAGAATAATTCAATAATGTTTTCTTCAAAAATAGAAGCTTTTACATCTTCAAATTTCTTTCCCTGATAGAAAATTCCATAGATAAAAATAAGGTCAAATTCTTCACTGAAATTGCCATAAGCGTATTGAAAAACTTTTTCAGTCTCAAACCATCCACCGGAAGAGAGAGAAACTATCATTACCGGTTGATTACCTATTTTATATTTATTCTTTTTTTCTGGATACGGGAAAATTATTTTTTCCCACTTGAAAGCTTCTATCTGATATTTAAATTCTTGATTAATATAAATTAAATACTGAGGAATTTTTAATTGAATTCCGGTATTATAAAGATCGTAATTTATTCTGAAATCATGAATTACTAGGCTCACCTTTTCCCTTATAATCAATTCTTTAAAATTCTGAGTCACAAGACTGTATGGAAAATATTGTTTTTTTGAAATCGGCAAACCAGAAGAGGCAGTTAAAATTATCCCGGGAAACTTCTCCTTTAAAACTTTTCCACGTGCCAATGTTCCAAGACAGCAAGGACAATTAGAAAGATTTAAAATCACCTTATTATTTTGAATTAATTCTACAAAATCTTTAATCATTACTTGCAATACACATTATGCACTAAGTAATTATTAGCGAAATAATTACAGGGACTTGCTAAATCAAGAGAAAGATTGTATGTAGTTGTTTTCTCGCAACAAATTAATTTTTTTGAAAGAATTTTTTCTTTGATTATCTCATTATTTTTATGTAGATATATATAGTCGTTTATTTGCTCTATCTGCCTGTATTCTCCTATTTTAGTATAAAAAGGGTGATTCCTTGTTACTTTTACTTTCGAATTTTCAGTCTTCAAGAGATAATATTCAGTCACTTTTTCTTCTTCTTTATTGTGAATTAGAAGCTTTCTTACTCGGCATTGAACAATTTTATTAAATTTTTCATCGTACCCGAAAATTTTTAAACCAGGTCTTATTTTCTCAATTTCTATTTCCCTAAAAACAGTTTTTATTAACGTTCCAGGGAGGAAACAGCAGCCGCCTGAAGATCCAGTTGTAAAATGATGCACTGTAGGCGTGGCAGGAAAATTATACTGAGCCAATCTATCTATTACGGCTCTGTTTATATCCCCGTCCGGACATTTTAACAAAATTTGAATATTTATGTTTTCTGCGGTCTGTAAAATGTCTTGAACGGTATAAGCAATAGAATCGCTGTCAGATTTTCTATTGTAAAGTTTTATCTCTTCGCCTTTATCAGTGGTTGCTAATACAGTATATGTCCCGTCTGTGTTTGCTCCAATGATAGCACCCGGCCTAATGTTTTTATTTGTCGTATTTAAATTTATTATATTTATAGCATCAATTAGCCCACTTAAACTATTCACCTTCAAAATACCTCTCTTTAAATAAATACTGACAAACCGGCTTTTCTTTTGCTCTCCAATTAAAATCAATTCCCTTGCACCTGAATTCTAAATCATAAGCTTTTTGAGAACTATCTGAAGTTAAAAAGATATCTCCAGGAACAACCAAAGGATTGTATTTCCCTTGAATAGAGCCATCGCGTTTTTTCACAGAATTCCATATGGTTGCCATACCTTTGCGTTTTGCGGATTCTATGTCCGAGACATACAGATCTATATCGTCAGGAAATTTATTTGGAGATTTTCCGTAATAATCAGCGGCATCATCGACGACTTCAACGTCAATTCCCTCATCGAGTATAACCTTTTTAGCTCTCCATTCTTCCTTTGTTTGCCCCTGAGCTGGCTTTTCAGGAGGAGGAATATAAACTTTCCAATTTATTGTTATTTCAATAGTTCCGGGAGGAGTGCCTTTCGTTGGAACTGCAATTCGATAATTTGGTACCCGTAAACCAGGAGCCCAGTTTGCAGAATCAGCATACATAGTGCCGGGAGGAGTTCCAGGAAAACACTGATAAGTATAATTAACAGCAGTAACGGTAATAGTTCCGTCTTCTTCTGTTTTCTCTGTCCCGGCATAATCTATAACAGAAGCAGTTCCTCCTCCATTTTTTCTATCAGAAATGCTAAGTTTTACAGAATTTTTTACGGCTATTTGATTTTGAAAATTACAGCTTCCTTTTCCACTACCAGACAGAGTTATTACTTCACTCATTTTACTCTCCCTTATTGCGTTACCGTAACAGCTTGTTGCGAATCATAAACTCTTGAATATTTCTTTACATGTCCGTAAGTAAATTCTCTTGCAGAACTCTTTGGCATATTAATTTTTCCGCCGAACATTAACGTCTCTGGTAAATAATATTTAGGTCTTCGGTATTCGTTTCCGAGAACTTTCGGCATAAAATTAAGAGATAAATCGCTACTGTGTGGCATTATTAAATAATCTCCCGGAAAACTATTTAAAAGTTTCTGTACTGTGTCCCTGGGTCGAACTCCAAAAGTTGCCAGTTCTGCGTCAAAATATTGTTGAGGTAATCCATTAAAATTACATTTTATATATTCCTTAGTAACGCTTGACGGAAGTTTATTTACCGACTGATCGCAAATAGATTGAATTGCAGTTTGTTTTAATATCGGACTCCTGGCAAATACTACGTAATTATTCGGGATATCGAAACTAAATGTCACTATTTTTGTTTCTGGATTATAAGCCCATCCGGCTGTAGCTAACTGATAATTTACATAAAGCTCAGTAATGTAATTATTCGTTAAAGAATTTACCTTGAATTCTCGCTGACTTAAAACTATTTCGCCATCTACAACTGACTGAACAGGAGAAAGAGCCTCCATGGCGCAAAAGGAAGGAAGGTTTACCTCTTGAGTCAGAATTTCAGTTATATAATCATACCCTGAAAAAGTTAACTTATAGTCAGATTTTGGGCTTTCTTTAATTACAAGACGCGGCAATGTAAAATCAATATATTTATCTTTGCACCATGAAGTTAAAATAATTTTCAAAAATTTTCTGCCGCAATAATAATTGTAAATGCCATCTTCAAACATACCGCGCCATTCAGAATCTGAACCAACCAGGCTTCTGTCAAAATCAATCAGGGTTAAATGCCAGGTTAATTCTTTGTTAAATTCCCAGTGGTATCCAAATTCTTCTGGCCTATCAGCAGGTATTAATTTTTCAATTCCGTCATCAGGAAGTTGCACGTAAGCCCTGATCGCAAGAATTTCATCAATTTCGTAAGGAGAAGGTATAACTGGAGGGTCACCGGGAGATGGAATAATGAACATTGTATCAAGAAAACCGACTTTCCTGATTTTTGCTTTAATTTTAAAGTGATTTAATTGATTATAAGTGGTACGTGCAATTTTCGCTTTAATCTTAAAGTGAGTGTCAAGTGGTCTCCGGTTTGTCACCCTTGCTTTAATTTTAAAATGACTATCCAGGGGCCTTCGATTTGTTACTTTCGCTTTAATTTTAAAATGATAATTAAGAGGAGTCATTTTATGTCCCTTCTATAAAAACTTCACAGTTCCATTCATCTTCATTCTCTTCGGCATCCATGGGAGGAGAAAATTCACAATATACTGTTTGGTCATTTCCATTATCCATATCTGCCAGGTCAATATCTTTATTCTGGTAATCTCCTTCTGTGAGTGACCATGAGAGGTATTTTAGCATTTCTGATATATCAATAGTTCCCTGGTCTCCAGTAGTAAGAGTATTTAAAAAAATATCAATGCCTGGTATTACATCCGGATTTGAATAATAAAGACCTGTCACGGGATTTATGCCTGTTTGAACTCCGATATCAGAAGAAGGGCTTCCTCCATCTATCGTTACCGTCACTGTATTTGCTCCGGTTGCGTCAATTACGAAAACGTGAACCTGCGGGAGTTTATAAGAAATAGCACAGACGAGAGTATAACTTTCATAAGGCGCGGCAAGTGGATTATCCTGGAAGACTACCATCCCCAAGTTGCCGTATTCATACTCAGGAGTTGCTGCAACGTAAGTCGATCCTGATTTACGGTAATACGCCCCGTCTCCGTATAAAAAATGATACGGCGTCAAATAGGCATATTCCCAGTATAATCCATCTGCTTCACTTATAGCCTGCGTCGTGACTCCTGTGCAGCTAAATTCAGCCGCATAAGCCCATACCGGAGTATCTATCCCGGTTCCTGAAATTCTTATTTTAGCCCAGTTTTCCGCCGATGCTGCATCAATCTGCATTACTCCATCGGCAGCCGACAATCCTGATGTCCCATCGACTAAACCGGAAGGAGTAGCGTAGCTACCGTTAGATTGCGAAACTTTCAAGGTAAACCCGGTATAACTTCCAAGTGTGCCGAGTTTAATGCGAATATTTAAAATTTTCTGGTCAGAAAGAAGAATAATTTTGTCGGAGGCAGAGGCCATAAAAGAAACCGCGCCAGATGAAACTTCAGTGTAAGTTCCGCCTGAATAACGAAAACATTTTACTCTTTGCTCGAATGCCGTCAGTCCTGCTCCCACGTCTTCTCTTGCAATAGAGGAATACTGATCGGAGCCGCCTGAGTTTTGTCTGATTATTTCTACTGCAGCAATCGGGTTGTTTACGTTGTTTACAAAATTATCGTTAACGAGTCCCGGATATGGCTTATGTTTTATATTTGTCAATGATTTCCCGGAATTGTTCTGATACTGAAATTCAAAATTATCTATTGCGCCAGGGTCTTTATATCCTCTGTCTTCTTCTGTAATTGTATCGCTATTTTCGTCTAATATTATAAAATTCGGCGTACTCATTAAGTTACTACTCCCTTATTTAAAAGTTTCATCGTGTATTCCCACCACATAAATTCTTTGTTCCACGTTCCTCGGAATTTTGCTATTTCTATGAGATAAGTTGTATTTAATCTATTCTTATGGAAAAGAAAGTAATGATCTGGAGGATTTGTCTCAGAAAAAGTTTTTAATATTTGATACGTCGCGTCGCTCATACCTACGCCGGATATATCCCAATCCCCGGCATTCGGATTGAAACCGTCTGTAAATGTAGACCGCCCCGAAGGCAGGAAAGTTCCATTTCCATCTGTAGAAGGAAGTGACCAGGCTTCAGTTATTTTTTTTTCATAATAAGGGTAGATGTCTCCTTCCGGTTCGTATGGGAAATAACCTATAGTGACTAAATCTTGCGTTGCTACATAATCGTTATAAGTTCCGCCTGTGTTCATACTCTGTTACCTCCGAGTCCTGCAGCAAGTACCCAGGACATCATTGTTTTACTGGCATCTATAACTTTATCAGGTATATTACTATTGTTTTTCTGGTCTCCGTTAATAGTCAAGTTTACTTCAGTTTTAGAATTGTTATTGTTGTTTGTTGTGGAATTTGCTACAGCGTTTTTAGACGCGCCTGAGCCCCCAGCGGTAAGATAATCAGGAACTCCAAAAGGATTTCTTTCTTCAGGGCCTCCCTTTTTTGCTCCATTTCCTTCAGGATTGTTCTTTTTATTATTAAGCTGATCTAACCAATTAATGGCATCTTTTACTTTATTAATTAAATCGTCAATCAATTTGCCGATAGAACCAATAGTACTATTGATTGTATTGTAAATACCATCCCATACATCAGCAACAACAGTTCCCAGTCCGTTCCATGCGCCATCCCATTTTTCTTTTAATTGTTCAAGGAATGACTTTATCATAACGGCAATTGTTCCGAGTGCAGTTCCTATTACACCTGAAGCTGCTTCTATTGCGCCTTTAGCGATTTCCCCAAGACTGCCATAAACTGTTTTCCAATCACCTTTTAAAGCTGCGAGAATAGTTTGAATAATCACATTTACTGCTTTTAAAGCTACGTCAACTATCGGGCCAAGATTTTCAAAAGTAGTTTTTGTGAGAACTTGAATATAAGGCCACATAAGATCGAATGCTTGTTTTGCAAGCTGTAATCCAGTGTTTATAGCTTTTAATATATCTGCCATTACTATGGAAATTATTCCGACTAATCCTTTTATGATTTCAGTGATCGTCGGGAGCCATGTTTGAATATTTGTAAGTATTACCGGCAATAACTCAACTGTTACAAATTGAAAAACCTTCGTTAAAACATCTGAAATAGTAGAAATAGCTGTTTTAATTAATTCAATAAGTGGAGGTAAAACAGTACCTCCAAAATTCTGTAGAGCCGTAGAAACAGCGGGTAAGGCAGTGTTGTGTATATAATCAAACATCTGTTTTAAAATTGGAAGTGATGTCTGAGTCAAAGAGTCTAAAATCTGTTTAAAAACTGGCAGAATGCTACCGGAAAGATTTCTAAACCAATCCCCAATCCCTTGAAGTCCCGGAATATTTTGAGTAATTGAATTAAAGAAACCTTCAAATGAAGTTTTTACATTATTTATAGTCTTTGAAGTTTGCTTTATGCCTTTTTTAACTGTTTCTATTGTATCAGTTACAGGTTTTACGGCATCAGAAATACTCTTTAACGAATCGCTTAATGAGTTTTTACTAGAAGTATCAGTTTTTGTATCTTCGCCGGCACCGGTAACTCCTTTTCCTTTTTTTAATCCTTCAAGCTGCGCCTCCTGCTTTGCAATAGTATCTTTAAGATTAAGAAGATTATCGACAGCCTGAGAAGCAGATTCCTTTTGAGAGTTGAGTCCATCGACAAGAGATTCTCCATACTTCTGCCCGGCATTTTGCCAACCGGGATAATATTTTTCAAGAAGATTTAGAATTTCTTGCTGATTTCCTTCTACCAGCATTTTTTGAGCTTCAAGCCCGGCATTATCAGATAAAGCTTTGTAATATTTTTGAAGCGCATCTATTTTTTGATTTTGATATTCCTTGAAATTCTTATAATCTCTTGCATATTCTTTTTTTGTCGCTTCGACAGATTCCCTCAAATCGTCTTTTTGTTTGTCTATCCAACGTGAATATTCCTTTTCTTTTTCTCTTTCAGCGTCAATCTTATCCCTCTTTTCATCTTCAAGAATTTCCTTGTCTTCTTTAAGCTTTTCACGTGCTGCCTCTATTCTGTCTTGTATTGACTCTTTTTCCGCTTTTGCTTTTCTTTTTTCTAATTCAATACTACGTTCCGCCTCAAGCTCATCTATTTTTACCTGAGCTTCTGATAAATCTGCAAAGCTGGCTCCCGGTTTAGATAACTCTGCCCTCAATTTCTTTTTTCTATTTTCATATTTCAGATCTTGTGCTTTATCGGAGGCGTCATCAATTTTATCTGATGCGGCATCTTTTTGGTCTTGTAATCCCTTGATGTAGGCATTTGTTTCATCTTCAAGATTTCTCTTTTTTTCTCTATATTCTCTCTCGTATTCTTTTATATTACTATCAACAGTATCCCTTGCGGCTTCTTTTTGTTTGTCATAAGCTTCAAGAGAATCGTCCAGCCCTTTATCAATTAAATCTCTTTTTCTTTCATACTCATCTTCTGCTACCTGTAAAGTATTATCTGATTGTTCTTTTGCTGCCTCATAAGCTTTTTCGTAGCTATTTTTTAAAGCTTGCTCGATAGCTTTTCCGAAGTCCTCAACTTTATCAAGGTTTTCCCGGAGAGCTTCTTTTAAAGACCTTGCGAGTTCTTTTGCTGAATTTGAAACTGCATTTTGAGAACCATCTAAGCCGTCAACAAGTCCATCTCCAACACTTCCCCCAATCTTCTCGGCTTCTTTTGAAGGTGAAGCGATTCCCAAAACTGATTTTAATATTGAAATAATAGCTTCTGCAATAGAAGTGACAACTGGCGTTAAGGTGGAAAGCATTGACTCTATACCATCAATAAGCCCTTCCATAACATCTTGTCCGATACCGTACAACTTTTTACCAAGTTTACTCAAAAGATCTATTATTTCATCTATTGCTTTCTTGAATTCATTATTCGTTTTATATATATTCGCCAAGGCAGCCACTAAAGCAGTTATACCTGCTATAGCTATAGTTACAGGAGCACCTACGGCCGCTACGGCTGAAGCAACAGCGCCAATGGCGGCAGTTACGGGCCCGATAGCAGCCAAGAGAACACCAAAAATTACCACTATTTTTTGAGTTTCTTCATCGAAACTACTCAAATATTTTGCTGTATAAGAAATAGCATTCGCAAGAACTTCTAACCCCGGAGCAATTGCATCAAAAAATTTAATGGCTGCATTTTTCATCTGATTGAATGCAGATCTCCATCGCTCACCTGTAGTATCTGTTACTTTTTTGAAAGCTTCATCTACAGCGCCGGTTTGAGTTGCCATTGTTTCCATGGCAGTTACAAAATTCTTACTTCCTGTATTCGACACAAGAATAAGTGCAGCGTTGGCGGCGTCGATACTACTAAACATATCATTTATTTCAAGGCCGGATTTTTTTGCTCCATCAGCCATTAACTGAAAAGCTTGTTGCATAGTTCCACCGGCAGCGATAAACTGTTTAAACGATTGTCCAGCAAGACTCCTGAACGCTTCATCAGCTTTTGTGCCTGATTTTGAAAGTTCAGACAATGCCATCTTTATTTGGGTAGAAGCTTCGGCGGTAGGAACACCCTGGGCAGTCATGGCAGCAAAAGCAGCTCCAACCTGTTCAATGCTAACTCCGAGATTTGCAGCCGTTGGAATAACATTTGACAGGGTTCTACCGAGCTGATCGACAGTGGTTTTGCCGAGATTTTGAGTGACTATTAAAGTATTATGAATTCGGTCGACTTCTTCAAGTCCCATTCCGTAAGCATTCATTATACTTGTATCTACGTCAACCGCCACCGCAAGCTCAGTAAATCCGGCTTTTGCAAGCTTGACAGTTTTCTCTATAAATCCCAGCGCGTCGGATGCGTCGCCGGTGATCGGAATTCCAGAAGAAAGAGCTTCATAAAGACCTTCGTTAAGTTCATTCGAGGCAATATTGGCGGAATCTGAAAGCTGCAATAATTTATCTTGCAAATTCGCAGAAGAAATTTGTGTTTCATCGAACATGGTGGAAACTTTTGCAAAACTTTTCTCAAAATCCATTCCGAATTTTGCAATAGCAGTACCCATGGCGGCAAGGGGAATTGTTAAATAAGTGGACAGATTTGTCCCGATTTCGGACATTCTATCACCGAAATCATTTAACATATCTGCTGCTTTATCAAGTCCGCTTGATAGCCCGGTAAGGTCTGCACCTATACTGACAAATATAGAACCCATGTTAGCCCCACTACCACCGCCGCTAACAAATCTACCGCTTGCATCTCTTGATCTAGCCATTTTTCTTCCCTTCTAACTGCATTTTTTGCCTCATTATTGAATTAAATTTTCTTAAAGTGAGTTTCCAGAATTTTTCTTCCGGAATATTTAAAATAAAGCAGCCAAAGTAATACATCCATTCCCAATCTAGTTTACCTTGTCTGCTTTTCAGGATTTTTTTCCGGCTGGCCCTAAGCTTACATTTGAATTAGATTTTACTAAGCCATCGGTATCTTCTATATCGGGAGTATCAGCTTTAAAGGCTTCTGTGATTTTTTCTGTAACTATCGAAAGGTCTGACATTTTTACCATTGAACCAACCTGCTGTAATGTCAAAGCCTCATCTTCATGCTTAAGTCCTGAGTAAAGTAAAGCCCTCATTGCTTTTACCGACATTTTTTTATTTAAAGCTTCCATAGCAGAAGGAAGATCTCCATATATCTCTTCCAGTTCCGCCATGGCGTTTAAGTCAAATTTGATTTCCCTTTTTTTATCGAGCTCAATATAAACTTTCTTTTCTCTAACATTTTCAAGTTTCATAAAATTAAAAGGAGGAGAGAATTTATCCCTCCTCCTTATATCCCTCCTTTAAGCTGCTACAGTGAATTTAGTGTAAGACGGAGCTGCTATTGCTATGCCGGTCTTTGATTTAACCGCAGTTGTGTAAACTGCAGTATATGTCGCTCCTGCTGCAAGAGAAGCGGTTGGATTAAATGTGATTTCATCGTCATCCTGAGAAAGAGCGCCTGCAACCTTTGAGCCATCACTGTCTTTAATTAAGAAAAAATTGTCTGCTGTTACGCAACTTGAAAGAATGGTTTTGTCAAAATCCCAGACCACATTAACAGTTGCAAGTTGATCTGTAGCACCAGAAATAGGCGTTACGGATGAAAGTGTCGGCGCAACTGTATCAACTGCGCTATAACTGACACCCTGAGTAAACCAGGTATCAAGTTCATCATTATAGAGCGGGTCCATGTTGTCACACACATCTTTAAGTGGATTACTTGCGCTTTCTTCTGTAAATACGTGAACAGTTGCGCAGGTAGTACCCTTTAAAATAACAGAATCTGCACTGATTTTTTCAGTTGTAGCAGTTTCGGAATTTTCATCACCGAGAGTAAATTTTACCTTTAAATATCTTTCACCTACGATTTTTCCGCCGCTGAAATCTACCTGTCTCTTCACAACATAGAATGGTGTAAGGGAAATATCTCCTTCTCTTCTGATTGCGCCGACGTTTTTAAATCCAAAAATTTGAGACTTTTCCGCTGCAGTTAAGCCTGTTAATTCAATTTCTATTTCTCCCTCTAAGCATCTATAAAGATCTGCCTGAAGTTTGCCATCTGCAAAAATCTTTTTGTTGATAGGTTTTGGCTTGAAAGAAAACTTTATCAACCTTTCAGATAAATCTATGGGCGTATTTGTTGCGAATCCATCTGCATCATCCTGTGTTATTTCTTCCAACTGAAGTTTACTTGTACTTTCCTGGTAATTTGCTATTGCTGTCATAATATCACTCCTTTTATAAAATAAAAAAGCCCTTAGAATAAGGACTTTTATTAATATCTATTAAGACTAAACTATTATTTAATCTCTTACAGTTCTCACTTTATAATTACAATCAAAAATAACTCTGTTTCTTTCATCGTTTTGCAGAAAGAATGGCGGTTGAAGTGCTTTTATTACTGCTGTTCTATTTGAATTTTCTCCCAAAAAGACTCTGTGCTCCGGATTTATAGGGTCAAGAAGATTTCTGATTTGCCACGACAAAGCTTTTGCGGTTGAATATACCAGATCTCTACAGAGAATTTGAACCTTTCTTTCATCAAGAACAAGTCCAGGCGTCCCCTGGTATTCAGAAATCACTATAACACTGTCAGGAGAGAACGGAACAGAGTCGAGAAATATAAAATTCTCATCCTCATCTTCGTCAAAATCAGGATATAATTCCTGTAGGATATAATTTTTAAGGTCATTTAGTAAATCACTCATAATCCGCTCTTTCCGCCTGATTTAATGTGTTCTATATATTTTTGTTTATTTTGAGTTAACGGGTCTTCAAGGTATTTTGCCTTGCCCTGTGTATGCTTAAAATCGAGTCTTTCATGTTGAGTAAGGGCATATTCTTTATTATAACTCACTTCGACAGTATTTTTATCAACCATTTCAACCTGCGCAGACCTCTGCAAATCGTGTGTATCTACTGGAACCTGTTTTTGAGACTCACCCTTCAAATGCTGTCCACACTTCATTACTGCTTTTGCTGTATCTGCTTCTATCTCGGTTTTAAGCTTTAATAGATTTGCTATAGTTTTTTCTATTCCAAAAACTTTAAAGTCTGCACTCATAATGGTCAACCTCTCCTCCGAGTCCTCTTTCAGGTGTCGCTAAAATTACAGACCAGTCAATCCCGTCAAAAGTTATTATATCCCCTGCTTTTACTTCTACTGTTGTGAAACAAACTGACTCACTGATTACTTTTTCACCTTCGCGGTTCAATACCTCTCTTCTACTATACTCATATTTTGCCGGAATATCAACCGCAGTTGCAAAAGTAGATTGATTGTATTCATCTTTCCCGGTTCTGGCTTTATGTGAAACGGTTTGATTTAAATAGCTTTTAATCATTTTATTCTCACTTTCCCGGCTATCCATGCTTTGAGTAAATTTTTAGCTTCCGTGCTTAATAATGAAGAAGAAGAAATATTACCGCTAAAAGTTTCAGAGAGTTTTCCAATTGTAAATCCTGTAACTCCCTGCTCTTGAAGCTCCCGTCTTTTTGTAGCTTCTGTATTCAATAAAGCAAGAGCTTCTTCACAAGTGGCCTTTTCAACTTGAATAGGAATAGTTCCATCGTTAATTCCAGGAGAACCGATATAAGCTTGCTGTAATTCTCTATCAACGCAAATATAACGAGGGAAATTAAGGGTCTGAGTATAAACAAATTTCCGGCCCTTAAGAGTTAAATTGTCAATTTTCTGTGTCGCTGTGATAAGAAGTTTGTCTTTAGTCTCATCTGATAAATCTGCCCAGGCTTCCGCTCCGTATTTTGTAGCGAAATAACTATCGGCGTCGTCTATATCAATATAAGAATTTTCTCCTACTTCTATAACAGACTCGTATTCAGGTTCAGGCATTTAAAAGCACCTCAAAGAGAGGGGCGAACCCCTCCCGTTAATTTTAAACAATAAGATAGGCGTCAACCACAGTACCATTAAGAGAACTATTTAAATCAATAGTGTTGCTCTCAATAAGGGTCGCGGACATTGCTATAGTTGCGGCTGTTCCTTCGAGAACATGATTTAAATGAGTCTTCAGAAGATTATTATCTGTCAGAAGATAAGGAAGTCCGAGTTTATCGCCGTATCCGATTGATACTGTGGCTCCTGTTCCATCCATGGCAGGTAAGGTTATACTTGTGACAGTTTTAAAGGCTTTATTACCGACCACAATTCCGGCTGTATCCACTGTGAATGCCGGTAAAGACTCTGTTATAACTTCATCAAGCATATTTGTTCCAGTGATTAACACCTGGACAGCTTTTATATCTCCAGCAGTTCCTCCGGCCGTGGCTGTAATATTACGCGCACATGGGGGATTTGTTATACCTGTAGTTATTACCTGCTCTGATCCGTTATCTGTAATTGCTGCATGAACTGCGGTTGCAGAGGCTGCTGCAGCTTCTGCGGCTGTCCATGAAAGATGTGCAATGCGTCCTTCGTCAGGAGCAGTCACACCGGGAACATCTGTCTGAAGTTCACTGTCAACCAGTGGATTTCCTGGATACCAGTCAGAGGCGAATAACTGTAAATCGAACTTATCTTTCTTTAATTCTTTCTCGGCTATAAGGGCAGCTACAATTACGAATAATAAATTTTTATTCATCATAATATTTTATCACTCCTTTAATTTCGTTAATTAAGCGGCAGGGGTTAACACTGCAAATGGATAGCGGCTTGCTTCTGTTTCCTGAATGCGGTTTACTGGATTCGGTACCTGCCAGCCTAAACGCATTGTGGCAACTATCGCGATCATGTCCTGTTGTGCCAGGTTAAGGGCTATTTTGCCAGTATTGTCCTGAAGTGTTGCCTGATCAAAGAATTTCCATGCTATATCTGTTCTCATGGAGTAAACTGCTGCTTTAAAATCACCGGCAACCATAAGAGCTGTAGTGGCATCCCATGAGCCATTGTCGGGATAAGTAAGAGGTCTACCGAGCAAACTATTCGGGCTTCCCTGCTGCATAGAAGGCTGAAATAAAAGATTACCGTTACTATCTCTCAGGGTTCTCAAAATAGCTTCAATATCAGTGCATGCAGTGAAACCGTTGATTTTATAGCCCTGTTTTTCAACTTTGTTCATTATTCCGCCGACTGCCGCTATATCATCGTAAGTATCAGCAAAAGTTCCATTGGCAACATAATTACCCATTGCTATTGCTGCCGGAATTATCCCTGTCGGCCATAAAGTAGGTTTTCCGACACTGAAAAATACAGCTTTATCTATAGCCTGGCCAATAGCTTCAATCATGGCCGGTTTGCATTCATCCCATATGTTATATCTTATATCGTCAAGGAGGGAGTTTGGAATTGGCACAATCACATTAAGCTTTTCAGCATATATATGTTTGTCCTTCCATTCAAGGCTTGAAGTCTGCATAAGCCCTGTTTCTCCATCCTGAAAATAAGCCTGTGGTAATGCGGATTGAACGGGCATACTAAGATCGCTTGTGGTCATATTCCTGAGTTTCCTCATTAAAGCAAGAGCTGCTGAAGAAGAAGGAAGGGCTTTTATTATTTCCTCGCTTACTTCCGACGGGACAAGGCTTCCTACATTTGCTCTTGTAATCGAGTCATCGTAAGAAAATAATTGTAAATCAAATTTTCTTTTATTCATTCTTTCTTTTACACTCCTTCTATTAATATTTTATACTATTCTTCCGGCCATTTTACGTATTATAGTATCCATTGTTTTTGAATTACTTTCTTTAACTGGTTGTGTTCCTGGGTTTGATGGGCCTCCGATTGGTTTTACGGAACCCTTTAAAAGAGGTTTAGATTTCAAAAGAGCTTCCAGAGCTTCTTTTACACCTTCCACAGAGTCATCATCTTTAACTTTAATTCCTGATTTATCCATAGCGAGATAAGCTAGTTCAGGGTCTATAATACCAAGTTGATTACAGATTGTTTCTGTTTTTGCTTTTATTAATCTGGTAGTTATCCGGGATTCCGCTTCTTGCCTTTTCTGCCTCTCTTCCTGAATTTGCTTTTCATATTGCTTATTTGGATCTGGTTCTAAACCAAAAGATTTAAAAATATTATTCTGGAAATCAGTAAATTTTTGGTTCATAGAAGTTTCCAGTTCTTTATATTTTGTTCTGTAATTAGCTGATTCTGATCTAAGTTTTTTTACATAAGCCTCATCATAAGTCTTAGATTGCTGTTGCTCTGTATCACCTCCCGATTCTGCTCCTTCTGCTGAACCTTCCTGAGCTTCAGCGAATAATTGAATATCGAATACATCTTTCACGCGGTTAAGCATCTGGCTTTACCACCTTTCTAAAAATAAAAGAAGCCTGATTTTCTTAACCAAACTTCTTTTTATGATATTTATTTAAATTATTTTTATTGTTTTAAGTCTGCTCTGGCGGCTTTATATTTTCCCTGTAAGTCCTGCCAGTTCTGAGAATTTGATTGTTTCATTCTTCGAAATCCAGAAAAAGTCTTCGGCGCGTCTTTGCCAAGCAGTAATTTATAATCTTCGAACTGCTTTTTATCTGCCCTTAATTCTCTTTTCTGTGATTGAACTTTATTATATAAATCAATCTTTTTCTGACTTCTTTCATCTACGTCAAAAGAGCGGTTTGAGAATTTTATATCGGCGTTTAAGTTATCTGTTAATTCTGGGATATACGGGAGCAAAGTATGGAGACAATTCGGATGTAGATTTAAGTTATCACCTTTGTAAGCTACACTTAAAGCAGGAAATCTCTTGTCTTTCCCGGAGATTGAAAAAACTCTTCCTTCGAAAACTGCACATACAGGACAGGCTGATTGATTTTCCGATACCTTAACCAAATCTATATCCCAGGCAGTAAGCTGGTTTACGGTTGCCCTGTTTACCGCCTCTGAGTAAGTTGTATTTGCGACCATGTTTGCATAACTATCAATCTGCCAGTTTCTTCCTGCTTTATCTGTAAAACCGATTATTCCGTTCTTTAAGAGTTCTTCAACAATCAGGTTCTTTTGTTCTTTTACGCCCATTCCTACGGCAAATTTATCTGCAGTAGTTTCAAGACCGATTTCCTTGAATTTATCGTTTATCTTCCGGCCTACGAAATTATTTGCTTCCACCAGGTCATTATTGAGATTGTTAACTATTGTCTCAATGGCTGGTTTATGTATTTTTGAGAATGATGTTTGAATTACCGGAATATCATTTTCCCTGACGTAATTATTGAGTTCTCTTAATTTCTCCTCGTAGAACTTCGGAATATTCCGACTGCTCCAGACCTTCACTTCTTTATTAAGTTCTTTGAGAAATCCGTTTATCTGAGTTAATAGAGACCTTTGATAAAAAGTGCTGTTTCCTTTTGCTTCCTTCTGTTTAATAGTTAAAAGAATTCTCTGTTTTGCACGGGAATAAATCTCTATAAGCTTTTCGATTTCTTTAGGTGTTTTCTTTTGTGGCATTATTACCTCTAAATATCTCAGGATTATCCTTAATAAAATTATAAAAAGCAATTCCGAGTTTTTCTACTTGTTCTTCTTTAAGTTTTATATCATAACAGCTATCCATCCCATGTATACATTCATGTATCAGACAAAGCGTTCATCTGGTCTTTGCAGAAAATATTACTTAACTGTATTTTCCCGTAAGAATAATCAATCTTTCCATAAACTTCCTGATTACCGCTTATTAATTGACTATTTACTATCTCTACATCACAATCTATATATCCAACTCTTACCTTTTCCGGTATATTCACTCTATATTCTCCTTAATCCTCACGTAATCTGGATACTGCTCTTCTATCTGCCTGAGACCGATTAACATTGTTTCAAGTATCACCTGCGACTCTTTATTTATTTCAGAGAGAACGCAGGCTAAATAACCGTCAGATATTATTGCCTGTGGCGGAATAGTGCAGTATTTATCAAGTCCAAGAATAGAACTCTGAAGTAATGTTGAAGTTCCAGAGCAAACAACATCTTTTCCTTTTTCTCCGTAACTGCAATGGCCTTCTGCTTTATAAAACTTTATCTGATTATTCTTGTTCCTGTAGATTGTTATCTGTAACATCCTGGGCCCCCATGGAAAATACAGACGGGGAAATAGGATTATTCTGTATTTCGTCCATCTGTATTCTTTCTATTTCTCTTTGAACTTCAATTTCACTTGAATTATCCATTCTGCGAATTGCCGTCTCCTGGCTAATAGTTGGTTTCCCGCCTGTCCTAATATTCATTATCTCTGCCATTTCTTTGTCGTCGGCGGGGAGTCCGTCTTGCCAGTGGATTGTGATTTCTTCCTCTGGAAGAAAAGTGCCATTATTGTTTAAGGTATCCAATTTCGACGCTATTGAAATAGCCTGTTTTATTGCAGGGTCTATAAACATTTTTCCTCTATTTGTCTTCGTAAGTGGAGCATACATCCTGAGCCTTAAAGCGGTTCCAGATTCAGCGTATCCAGTTCTTGACTCACCAAAAGCTGCTGGACAGGTCTCAGACAGAGCGTAAAGTTGATTCATGAGAAAATCTAACTCTTTGAAGCACCCTTCAACATTCCCGTCCCATGTGATATATCCGGGAGGCTGCTCTCCCTTTTCTAATGCAATATAATCCCCGTCATTTTTGTTATATGTGGTTTCATTCGTAACAGGATCTACCTCTATTGCATTATCGGAACCGTACATGCTTGGTGATGAATGTTTATTAAATATTTGACCAAGGCGAGTAATTCTATTTTCAAGTTCTTGTATTATCGAATTTAAATCTGAATAATCATCTAACCCTGTTGTTCTTGCCGTTGTGATTAAATTTGGTATTTGAATGATTAAAAAATCATCTATACCGGTTAATATCGTTTCGTCCTCAATAAGTTCTCCTATCTTACATTCACTATCAATAGAATTTAATTTATATACTCTTGTTGTTATACTGCCCTTATCGTGTATTTCTGCCTTTAAATACCACTGTTGTTTATTATTTTCTATTTTTCTATAACTCCAAGCAAGAACGTGGTACTGAACTTCTTCAGCATCGTCTGGCGTTACTACGGGAAACCATACAAAAGGGTTTTGACTTTTAATAATAGCTTTGCCATTGTATAAAATCTTTAAAAGCCCATCAGCATACATACTTCTGTCGAGCATGCATTTGTAAAGCGTAGGTAGAAAATTTTTCTTTGTATAATTAGTTAACGCATTTTGTTTTTCACTATCTATCTCTCCGATTGTGAATTTTGGAGGTTCAGTTAAGAGAAGATCTGCCCACAAAGTGGAAAGTCGCCTGGGCCAGTTCAAAATTATATCAATAATATTCTTCTGGTTTTGCCTGAGAAATTTCGTCAGGTACATAAAGCGCCTATTATGCTTTCCTTCAAAAAGCAGTCTATTTTTCTCGTATAATTTTAATCTTTCTATCTCACTCGGAGGTGGCCATGGTTGACCGGTAGAGAGAAAATCTAATGAATCCAGCATATTCTATCCTTTAAGTTTGCAAAGTTGGTTTACTTACTTTATTTATTAATTTAAAAAATTTAGTAAAAATTATATAACGTAAAGTATCAGCCATATGATCATTTTGTTTTATTGGCTTATCTTCTCCGTACTGCTGAGCTTTTTCGTCCCATACGTAAGAAGCTAAATCACTTTCCAGTTGAGGACAAGCACCTTCTAATAAATAAAGAATTCCCTGTGAAAATGCACTTGCTACGGTTCTTATGCCGTCCAAAACTGAATTATCAGCATCTTTCACATTATGCACCCCATCACATTTTAATTGTGTTTTAAATGAAGCTGCGCTTGGGTCGATATATACCGCCTGAGCATATTTATCTTTCGTAAAACCCTTATAATCTTTACTAAATTCACTATTGGTTTTTTGCCTTCCAGTTGCCTTACTATCGTAATAATATTCTTTGATTGCATATAATTTGTTTGTTCGTATATTGTGAGCAATTTTTAAAAATCCTGTAGGGGCTGCAGTTCCATAATCGCTGCCGTCGTAATAATGATACATGCCTTCAGGAAGTGCTTTTACTATATGTTTTTTAGGGTTGAAGCAATCGTATATAATTCCCTGGGCAAGTTTCCAGAGTCCAAGTATAAAACGGTCATAAAACAATCCAGAATAAAGTCTTTTATACCTCTCTCTGATACTATCTGAAAGGGAGAGATTATCTTCCATCGTAAAATGTAAATGTATGGCATTTTTTGCCCTGGCCTGGTCTATCCATTTTTTCTTGAAATAATGATTTGGGCCCTCCGGATTACAGTTAAACCAGAGTCTACTTCCATCCACTGAACACCTGGCAACTGCCTGATTTATAAAAGACTCAGGCATAAGAGCAACTTCGTCAAATAATGCCCCGGCTGCAGTTATACCTTGAACTAAATCCTGAGACCCCTCATCTTTGCCACCAAAAATATAAAAATAGTTTACCTTTCCATCTCTGTAAACTATTAAGAGGTTTTCTGAGCGTTTTTCTTCTGTCTGATAACCCTCATCTTGAAGAATTCTTTTTTGAAGTGTAAGAACATTTCTTCTGAAACTCCCTACCGTCTTACCGGACATAATAAAATTTTGATTTTCAAAATTCTCCATTGCCCAGTGTGGAAACGAAAAAGACATCGGAAGGGTTTTTCCGCTTCTTACTGCACCATCAGCTATAATTGCGTCGCAAATTTCAGCTTCTGAGCCAGGCATCCACCAATGAAGTAATAATCTTTGTTTCCATGAAAGCGGCTTCCATTTAAACGGTGGTATCTGAATTTTCATTTTCTTCTTTCCACCTTGCCCAATCTTCAGATACGCTTTGCTGTAAAGCTTCTGTCAAGCTGCTATTAGGTTTGTTTTCTTTTTCTTCTTTTTTCTTTTTCTCTTCTTCAGAAATTTTCAACAAATCAGTAAGTTCTTTAGCAGCGTTAATTTTATCTTTAATGTAAGGCTTTTTGTCTTTTTCTCTAAAATCACCATCCCAGAAAGCTAAATAAGGCTCTGTCTCTTCACTCCTTAAAACTTTAGTATAAAATTCTTGTATCTCTGCAAGAGTGGCAATTTTATCACCTTTTAACTTTTTGGCTTTTCTTGTACGTTTATTAATTTCTCTTTTTATCTTAGGATTTCTTAATAATTTACAAGCCTCTACTCCTGCAATATTTCTATTTTTAGCCTCATATCCAGCATCGATATAAGCTTGAGTGGCGTTGTGTTTTTCTTGTGTTGTATAAATATCTATAAAATTTTCTTCTAGATTTGTAAATTTTCCTATCTCACTCACGATCACCACCTACAAATTAAAAAAAGACCTCCAGGGTCTTTTTTTACATCTTAATTGTATCATACCCAATTCGCTTAATCAATGGACAAAACTGGACAAATAGAGGACAAATTTGGACAAATAGAGGACAAAACTTATTTTATCAATTCCTCCATTTTTTCTGTCGCTTCCTCTGATATTCTTTTGATGGTTTTCGGGCTTACAGTTTCTTTAAAATTTTCATAAAAAAGAGAAGGTACACAATAAAGCCTCAGTCCGCAAAAATACAATTTGTCGATAACAAACCGTTCTCTATCCGTTAACCCCGTAATTATCGCATCTACTATTCTTATTTCTTTTTCGAGTTCTATAATCTGCTTGATTACTATATTCAGGGATGCCTGCAGGTCTTTATGTATCTCTGCCGATTTAATCCCTGCTTCCTCAATAGTACGGTTTATCTTATTCGTAGTAGGATTAAATTCTATGATATCGCTCATGTTGTAATATTTTACGCTGTCCGGGATTTCTTTTAGCTGGCCTTCTATTTCTTCTTTTCTTTGTTTTAAATATTTCAATCTTCCCATTTTTCTCCTGTAATCTTTTAATCTTTCTTTCACGGATAGCTTATTCATGCCGCTTTACCTCTTTTCTGCTTTATTTTGCTATATTCTTTTTTTATTTTCTCAGAACAATCTGGACAGATGCTTCCAGAGGTTTCTGGGAGAACTTCTGCCGGGCCATCCTGCCATTCCCCTGTGTGAATATTTTGTATAGCTTTACACCAGCAACATTGTTTCATTGTTAAACTCCTCCTGTGCCATAACGACTTTCTTAAATATATCTTTAATCTCTCTGTCAGAGAAATCATGATCGACCTGAATTGTATAAATTTTTTCTCCTCTTTCTCTGAGTTCTTCTATCCATGTGTCGTAACGAAAAATTACGTCTCTTATGTACTCAGGTGTTATTCTATTCTCTCCTTCTCTTTTTCTCTCGTTATGAATACGGTTTAAAAGGAATTCCTCTGAGCCTTTTAAATAAATATATATGTCAGGCTGCTTTAAAGTCTTAAACAAGTGCCCGTAAAGTTTCTTATACTGCTCCCATGCCTCAGTAGTAGAAAAGCCTAATTCGTATTGTTGAAGTGCAAAGACCTGGCAGTTATCTTCAATACTTCTTTCAATGACTGATATTTCGTTAAATTCATTCGCATCCAGTAAATTACAGGCTTTTCCGTTCATAGACAGGTGTTGAAATGAAGGAGTCCATTCTGTTTTATCTTCATAATAAAGCTTTATGAGGGAAATTCTACCCGGTAATGGTTTTGTGAATACCCCAATAGAAGGAAAGAGATGTTTTATCTTATCGGTGAAATATGTTTTACCTGCTCCAATAGGGCCGGTGACGCATATAATTACATTGTCTTTATTCGGTGATATATTGTTTAAAAACATCTCTATATTATTAAGACTGTTAATTATTCTCTCTTGAAACACCTGAGAAGTAATATTATTTCTCTCTATCTCTTTCAGCTCTCTTCTTATAAGCTTTGCAATAGTATGTAAATTACTCACTTTTTAAGTTCACCTCTTTTTCTTTTTTCCATGCTTTATATTCTTTCTGATTTTCTATCTCTTCTTGAAGGGGTTTAAAGAATGCAGGTGCTTCCTTAAGAAGTATGTCTCTTACCTCCTCTGCAATTCCCCTTATTTCCCACTGGGCTGCCTTGTCTGTTCTGAGTTTTATAAAGTCCCACCATGCCTGAAAATTACCGCTTACTACAATACGGGTCTTGCAAGCGTTTGGAAGAATATAACGGGCATCTTCTTTTGGTACACCTGATTCTATTAAGCCTTTATAAGTTTTACGTATCTGAGTCATAGCATGTCCCCATAAGACACAATTCTTATTATTTGCTACTGTTTGAGGTATAATGTAATTTGCATAATCTCCATCATCGAAATCAAATTCCACATACCTCTGGCTTTCCTGAGTATATGCCAGATGAGTGTGTCTTACCAGTTGATGGCTGCATGCCCTGCTGCAGACGATTTCAAAAGAAGCATCACAATGACGGCCCACGGAGAGATGCTCCTTTTTCACAAGCTTTTTTACAAATTCTTCCGGTGTTTCTCCGCATTTTGTTGCGGTTGATGTTCTGGCTGCAAATTCTATTTTTCCGGCATAATCCGGCGTAATATGAATTAAACTAACTGACACGACTAAACACCATCCTTCTTTCTACCGGGAAAGTTCCCGCGTTTGTAATAACTTCTTTTATTCCCGCGTTTTTTATAAGCCTGGCACACATAACACAGGGTTCTGGAGAGTGTATATCTACCCCTGTAACAAGGTCTACCCCAAAAAGATACAGAGAGGCTCCCTGACAGAGCTTCCTTCCGGCTGAGATTATTGCGTTCACTTCTGCGTGGATGGCAACACACTTCTCGTATTGCTCTCCCTGGGGAATATTATTTCTTTTCCTGAAACAGCTTTCTGCTCCGCCGTCAGAACAGTTGAATTCTCCTCTGGCACTGCCATTATAACCTGTCCCTACTATTTCATCATTATTTACTATAATTGCACCGTACCGCCTCCTTAAGCAAGTAGACCGTAAAGATACGGTTTCTGCCACTCTAAGATAATAGTCTCTTTTATCTGGTCTCATTTTGTTCGTTCACTCCTTTAATTTAAAAGCTTTAAAAATTCATATTTATTTTTCTTCAATTTTCGTATTGCAACCGCCATTAAAGAACTTACCTTATCGTGTTTTATATTTAATTTTTTA